GACTGAACTTTTTCTTGTAAGTTTACTTTTGGGGTATGAGCAGGTCTTAACTGACTCATAGATTGTCTGAAAGACATCAATTTCTCCATTTAAATATAATTTATGTATCTATTTATCATACTTTTAATTTAGAGAACTTGTCGTATAGGTCTTTTTCCTCGTTATTACCAAACCCCTGTCCATTGTCGGCAACAGGCGAGTCACTTATTACAGTTTGACCATGATTTACAAGACCATCTTGTGCGTTAAGTTCCACATCAAAGAGTTTCATTTTAGCTCTATCTATTCCAATGATGAATCTCTTATTCATGGTAGGGTCATTATACCTGTTTTTCAACTGTTTAACACAAATCTGATTGAGTCCTTCTAGTTCTTCTGTAGATATCAATGCAAACATCAAGTCAGCAGTTGCTGGTAGTCCAAAACTCTCAGCAGTATCTTCTAGTCCAACATCAGTATTTGAGAATCCACTTCTAGTTGTCTGAGTTGCAGACATAATAGGTACATTCGTTTCTACTGCAAGTCCTCTGAGTTCCTCTGCAATAGACTTGATAATAGTATAAGAGTTCATATTATTTCCAGCCTTAAATCTACTTGATGCACAGATGTTTAGATAATCAATAAAGATGATATCTGGTTTGAACGATTTCTTGATGGCAAGTTCTTTCAACAGTCCACGAAAATGTCCACTATGTGCTGATGCAGTTGGGTATTCCTTAATGATTAATTTACCCTTTGCTTTCTTTTGTAGATTTGTAATCTTATCATCAAACATCTTCTTAGGTAGTTGATGTAAATCTGGGATACTAATATTCATCATGTTAGCATCTATTCTCTCTGCAATTCTTTCCTCTGCCATTTCTAAAGTAATGTATAAAACATTCTTTCCTTGCGATAAACAGTTTGCAGATTGATGACACATGAATAATGATTTACCAACACCTGTACCAGCAAGTGCAATATTCAAAGTCTTTGGTGGAAGTCCACCTTTAGTAATCTTGTTAAAGAATTCTAAATCAAAAGGAATCCTTTCTTCTTTGTGATGATAGTAATCAAATCTAGCTTCTGAATCTTCCAGATAATCATGACCCACAGAGTTATCAAATGAAACTGCAAGAGCCTCAGTTAGAATATGGGGAATTGATTCTGGTGTTTTGTCTTTAGACTTACCATCTATAATACCAACACCTTCTACGATTGCATTGTAGATTGCTTTATCTTTTACAAATTTTTCTGTGGTATCTACTAACCAATCAAAATCTATCTGCTCTGGATTAAGACTTTTAATTATCTCAACAATCTTTTTATGTTCAGTATCGTTTAAATCTTTTCTTGTGCTGACTTCAATTTCTAAAGATGTTTGTGTTGGTTTCTTATTATACTTATCTACAAACTTTAAAATTTCGTCAAAGATGATTCTTTCTTCTTTAACATCAAAGTACTCTGGTTTTATAAATGGTAAAACCTTTCTTAAATAGTCTTCATTGTTTAAAAGATTAGTTAGTGTTGTTCTCTCTATTGTCTGATTCTGCATTTTGTTCCTCAATTATGTCTACCAAAATATCACCTAGAAGATTCATAAAATCATCTTTAAAGTTTTCTTTTGGTATTGCATTATTATCTATTATATCAAATTCAAATTTAAATGGCATATTACCATCTTCTGTTTCCTCACCTATTGAAACATTTCCATACTTATAAATTACACCAGCATAATCACCACCCTTGATACCAATACAAGTTTGGTCTTGTGTTTTACTTTCCACATAAACGTATGATTCTTTAATATTAGACATAATGTAAATAAGTTTGCATGATATACTTAGGTTCGTTTATTGGTTTTGTTCCAGCATGTAACCAAGGCCACATTGGTGGGAACATTAACATACTACCTTTCTTACAGTTAGCATGTGTACTTAATTGTGGAAATGAAGTTTTACCTTCTTCGTTGTCTGAAAGATATATAAAGAAAACTAAAAACCTTGTTGATGTTAGTTTTGAATTTACATCTACGTGTGGTTTAAATTCATCATGGTCATTTGGCATATATCTTTTTATACGAATAGGCTCCCAAACATATTTACTTGGCATCTGTTGTGGTGTAACACCTGTGTCTGTTAGATAAGTTGTAAACCTATCTGTAAAGACTTGTTCAAATGATTCTATTTCAGATTTCCATATTTGGGGTGCTTTTGCCATATTCAATTGTGTAAAAACCATACTACCCATATCAAATGATTCGTGTTGGTTTTCAAACTGTTCAAACTTATTAATGACATTATTACAAGTTGTTTTATCAACTATATCATCATATGTTTTAATTAAATTATTCATTTATTATCCTAGTAATATTAGACATTATAACAGGCCAAATAGTATTTTGTCAAGTCTTTTTATTAACTATCGTTGCCATACTTAAACTCTTTTGCAGAAGCTTCTTCTAATTGTTTCATTATATCTTCTGTAAAATATTTCTCTGGGTCATTATTAATTGTTTTTGCATATTGTTTAGTACCATCTGGTAATTCAATACGAGTTGACACTTGTTTGAATACTTCATATTTTAATGCCAAATCAATTAATCCATAATACCTATCAAGTCCTTTATCATAAGTTAACAAAACATCAACCATTTTATTTTCCACAGTCAATCTTGATTTATGATTCTTACAATGAATTATGTTACCAACAACTTCTGTACCATCTTTAAATTTTTTCTTTGAAAGATATATAATACTTGAAGCAGCATACTTCAATCCACTACCACCACCCATTTCTTTTTGTGGGAACATAGAACCTATAACATCATAAGTATGATTTGTTACAACCATTGGTACTTTTGCTTTACCAAGTTTTAAAGTTAAAACTCTAAATGTAGCTTTCAGTATTTGTGACCTTGACATATCTCTAGTTTCTTTTCCAGCGTCTGTATCTTCTACTTCTTTAGTAGTTGATAACATACCAAGTGAATCTAAACATATAAAGAGTGGTCTTCTGACATTTACATCTTGTTGCATGTATCTTTCTAATACTTTTAATGATTGGTGTCTAAACTCTTGTACAGTTGTTACAGGAAGTATTACCATTCTATTTGCATCTATTCCTCTATCAACAACCATCTGTTTTGTGATTGCACTTTCTGATTCAAAGAATACAACACCAGAGTTTGGATTTTGGTCTAGGAAGTTTTTAACCATTCCCATAAGAAAGAAAGTTTTTCCTGTAGAACTTTCTCCTGCCAATGCAGTAATTTTGTTTTGTGGAAGTCCACCGTAAAGTGAACCAGAAAGTAAAGCATTAAATACGTGAGAACCTGTATCTATAAAGTTTTCTACATCTCCTGCTTCTATACCTTCAGAAACTATTCCAGCATATTCATTTCCTGTATCTTTAATTATATCTTTCAAAAAGTCACTCATTATTATCTCCTGTTCTATCTTGTTTTAAATTTAAATTATCAAACATATCTGTGGTTGGTTGTGAATCACAGAATGGTAGTGGATTTTCTTTTTTCTTTTTTTTGAAAATTCTATCCCAATTGTCTTCATATATTTTTTTGTCGACCTGTGTTGGTCTGCGTTTATCGCCTTTACCTGCCATTAAAAAAACTCCTCTAAAGTTCCTTGCGTACCATAACTACTATCTATCGGCCACTTTATTACATTAGTAATAAATTTCAATGGTTCTACAAATGACTTTTCAAATTGCATATCATAATCTACTATGTTATGTAAGTTTAATTCTTCTGGCAACTTAGTCATAAACGATATAGAAGTTGATTGATACGTATTTGGTATCTTCATATGTAAAAATTTAATCTTATCACCCTCTTGTATAAATGGGTACTTCCCCTGTAATTTCTTTTCTTTTAATAGATGATTATATAATATTGCACCCTTACAATGTATTGGGGCGCCTTTCTTAAATAGATTGTGTGATTCAGTCCATTTCAATAATCCATTTACTGAACGTGGGTATGCAACTAGTTCTGGTTTTAAAGTCATGAACTCTTCTCTAAAATCTTGTATAAAAGTATTCAACACTTCAGAATCTTCGTTCATTATAATCGTTAGTGCTTCTTTAATCTTTTCACGACATGCAGCTGGTGTAGATGATTTAACTGCCTCAACACCCATAATTTTTAACTTAGGTTCTTTATAACGAACTCCCTCAACATCATGTGCATTTAAAATATATCTTTTCTTTGCAACCCAAATACCTTTGTCTGCAATTACCTCTCTTTTCATTTGCATCTTTTGTTCGTATGCATTTACATAGTCAGCGAGGCCTTGATAACTTTTATCAATAAACGGTTCAATTTTCTCTTTGGCCACTCTGTCCAAAAAGTTAACGATTTTCTTTTTGTCGTGCTCACCATTGAGTACCTTGTCGACCAACTTATCAAATGTGATATACACCGAATCCGTATCACTCGCAATGATGTAGTCTTCGTCTCTGGTATCAAGTATTTTATTAAGATACTGATTAAGACTGTGCTCAATGTAACGAATAGCAAGTTGACCACTCGTAGTAATCGCCTCGGCAACCAAAATATTGTAATACCTAAACCATACATTGCCGATAGCACCATATGCACTATTGAGAGAAATCTTTTTAGCCATCTGGATATTGTTGAACTTAGATATGTCTCTAAGTAATTTGGGGTCTTTTGTTTTTTCATAATCTTTTTGTGCCTCAAGCATTAATTGTTTATATTTTACTCTATCATCATACATCTTTTGCATGAGTTCAGGCAGAAATCCTTTTTGTGTTGTTTTAAACAAAGCACCATTTGGTGTCATTGTTGCATCTTTTAATACTGAAGTATCCACTTCTCTATTTAACAACTTTTCAACTGACATATTTTTGACCTTCTCATTTGCAACTAATGTTTCTGGTGAAATATTATACTGCATAATCAGATGTGGATATAGTGAGTTTAAATCAAAAGACATTACCCACTTATGTAAACCAACTTGTGGGTCTTTTACATATGCACCTTCAAATTTTTCATTCTTCTTTCTTACAATCTTTTGTGGGATAACTATATTTTTCTTTCTAAGTTCATTATAGATTAGTATATCCCAATATTTAACTGAACCAAGCACATCCATGTAATTAACTTTAGCATCATAAGCCATAGTCAAACATAGTTCAATCAATCTCATTTTGTCTTCTAGTCTATCAACGATTTCCACATCTTGTATGTTGTAGTCAATAAACGATTGGAAGTCCTTCAAGTACCATTCTCGGAATGTTTCATATGGATTGTCATCTTTGGACTGCCCTAACTCTACATGTGCTATATGGTCAAGTCTGTAACTCTCACGATTGGTATATGTGAACTTCCTATACAAGTCATAATAATCTAGATGTGATATACCTTGAATATCATAAACCTGTTGGTGTTTACCCATCTTGTAAACTTCTCTACTTGAGACAGTACCCCAAGGCGAAAGTCTATTCACTTCCTTTTCCTCATATAAATTTTTAATACGATTACAAATATATGGTATATCAAAAAATTCTGTATTCCAACCTGTAACAACATCTGGTTGATTCTTTTCCCAAAAAGTTAAGAACTCTTGTATTAACATTTTCTCATCATCACATTTTACATAAGTGACATCATCTCTTGAATTTTTGTAATCACCTATACCCCAAACTAATATTTGTTTGTTCTGGTGATTCTTAATTGTAATTGATAGAAGTGGTTCAATTGCTTGTTCTGGATTTGGAAACCCATTCTCACATGCAACTTCTATATCCATAGTTACAACAAGAATTTTATCAATATCCCATTTTACATGATTGGGATATTCATCTGCAATGTAATTATATTGAAATGTATTATTACCAAAGATTAAATGTGGCTGGTCTTCATAAGACTTTAACCATTCTTTTGCTTCTTTGATTGTATCGTGTTTTACAGGTGTGACAAATTGCCCATCAAGGGTTTTGTATTTGGTTTCTTTCATTACTTTACAAAAGAGAGTGGGTGAATACTTAATCTTGCGATTAACTCTTTCTCCATTCACATATTCTCTAACAAGTAAGGTATTGCCCCAAGGCGTCACGTTAGTATAAAATTGCATAATATAGTATTCTCAGTAGTATAGGTGATTATAACATGCTCAAACAGGTTTTGTCAATGTTTATTATGTTAATAAATCTGGTTGGTGTCCATAATGTTTATTCAATGTTCCTAGTTTATCTTCGGCATCGGCAAGTTTCACCACTTCTGAATCAACTGCTTGAACTATGTCTGGATGTTCTCCAATACCAGCAGGATTTGTTTGGTAAACATTTATGTTCGCTTTCGCAGAAGCAATCTCTGCTTCATATTTTTTTCTTAGTGCATCAATTATCATTATATGTTCTCCAATTTTTTTTATTCATGTATGTTTTAAGTATTTCAGTTGTTATACTAATTTTTTTATCTTTTACCAAAGGTTTACTTGCTGCCTTTGATAAAGTTGCCTCTATTCCAACTAGTCCTGGCGTTGAGTTGACTTCAATAAAAAAAGGTTTATCTTTATCTCTATTTTTTGCTGGAATAAAATCAACACCAACAACATCACCATCAACTGATTTTGCAGCTCTTACTGATTCTGATTTTTCAAGTTCTGTGAGTTCATGAATCTCTGGTTCAGAACCTTGTGAAACATTACTTCTAAAATCACCCTTGATTATTGGTCTTTTTATTGCACCCATGACTTGTCCAGCAACAACAACTACACGAACATCATAATCTGTTTTGATTTGTTCTTGTAATAGAATATCAGTATATTCATCTTCACGATATAATAACTGAACAACACCATGAAGTGCTTTTGCACTTTCAATAAACATGACACCAACACCCCTTGAACCTAAAGATGTTTTCAATATCATTGGATACTTACCACCCATTTTATCAGCAGTAAAGATAGCTCCCTCTTTATGTCTTATTAAACTTGTCTTTGGTGTATTAATATTGTGTTGTTGAAAAATAATTTGATTATACCATTTATCATTACATATTTCATTACATAAAACAGAATTAATAACTGTATAACCAGCTGTTTCAAGTGTTCTTGCCATAGTAAACCAAGAGGCACAACCATCTCTTGCATTTAATCCTCTCATCATTATTAATGTATCTTTTGGATTTATTCTAAATGGTTTGGCATATTCAACATCTTTTTTCATATCTGGTAATTGTGATTTACCTTCTTCATCTACAGGATAGGAATATAACAGTTTATCTTTACCATCATCTTCCATATAACAACCCATAATCTCAGCAACAAAAACTTTAATTCCAAGTTTTTTTGCCTTCTTCTTAACCATTGGCGAAGTTTCATTTGGGTCTAGTGGGTCATCATGTGATAAGATGACAAGTTTATAAGGTTGTTCATCTGATTGCTCAGATACAAATTTTTTAAAGTCATCCATAATTTATTCAGGTTTCCATTTACCCATTGCTTCTTGTTTACCTTGATAATCTGCAAGTGCAGCTTTGATAGCATC